TCTCATCGTCCTGGAATATTAACTGGTGGTGCTAAATGGAGAAATACTTCATTACCACCGGATCAAGCTCAATTTATTGATTCCAGGAGATTCAGTATTGAAGAGATAGCAAGAATTTTTAACGTTCCATTATTTTTATTGAACGAACACACAAAGCAAACATCATGGGGATCAGGATTAGAAGAACAGAATAAAGCATTCATACAATATTCTGTAACTCCATGGCTAACAAGAATAGAAATTACTTTAAATCAATTACTCCCTCGAGGTCAATTCGTAAAGTTTGATCTCAATGGTTATTTAAGAGGTAATGCAAAAGACCGAGTTGAAGTTTATAACAAACTAAGAATGCTCGGAGTACTTACTGCTAATGACATTAGAGCCTTTGAAGATATGTCTCCAATTGATGATCCTGCTATCGGAGATTCGTATTTAATACCATTGAATATGAAAATCCAGGGAGATGATGAAATAGATACCGAATTTGAAGAGGAAGAATGAATGAAACTAGATCTCATATCGATCCACCCGAGTATATAAAAGAAAATGCTCGAAAAGGATTGAACTTTTACAAAGAGGGATTAGCCGGAGACGGATTAACTGATCAAACTGTAAAAGAGGCTCAAGATATGACTCGTGGGGATATTACTCACGATAAATTGATTAGAGCTAGTGCCTGGGGTAAGAGACACAATGTTGACCTCGAATCTGCTAAAAATTCAAATGCAGATAATGAAGATTACCCAGGACCAGGAGCTGTAGCACATTTTTTATGGGGATTTGATCCGTTAAACCCTGGTCAGGCCCAAGAGTGGTTCGACCGTGCAGTACAAAAGTTAGAAGAAGAAGATACAAGGAGTAAACCCGTGTACAAATCAAGACCAAAGGTATTAATACCTAGAGATGGCAAAGAAAATAGATCATTAACTCATGCAATGGAAGTTAGAGACGTTGATGATAATACAGGAACTATATCCGGTTACGGTGCAGTTTTTAATAGCCCATCTCTTTTACTATCCGGAGGATTTATTGAAACCGTCTCCCCTGGTGCATTTAAAAAATCTCTTAATGAGAGAGGAACACAAACAAGCAAAGAAGATATATTTGCTTACTGGAATCATAACTCAGACATCGTTCTCGGTTCTAAACGAGCAGGAACACTACGTCTAAAAGAAGATGAAACTGGTCTATCGTATGAAATCGATATGGATTTAAGAAGTCAAGAAGTTAGAGATAAGTATTACACCGTACAACGTGGAAACGTATCATCATCTTCATTTGGTTTCGATGTACCTAAAGATGGAGACCAATGGATCTTACCTCAAAATGATGAAGAACCAGTTCAGAGAGTTTTACGATCAGTAAGACTTCATGAAGTTTCAATAGTTTCTACCCCTGCATATCCGGAATCCGGATCATGGGTAAGTAGATCCTTAGAATCTTTAGCACAAGCATCCGGCATCAATATAGATGAAATTGAAGATGCTATTAATAAGAAAGATTTACGATCATTAATTTTAGAGAGAGTTGAATCATCAGATGATCACTCAATTGAAGTTAATGCAGATATTAGGTCCAGGAAACTGTACTTAATGTCAAAAAAGACCGATATCAGACTGGACTCCTAATGCCATATAAGAAAAAGTATAAAAAGTCTAAAACTGGTAAACCAAAAATTAAAAAGATCTAGAGCCGAACGACTGGAGGGCAGTTGAACAGACACCCTCCCAAAATTTAGTAAAAGCAGGGACCGTATCACTACATCCCTATCAATAACCATGGAGAAATAATGGATTATTTAAACAAACTTGTCGAAGATCGTAACGTCATTTGGAACGATATGAAGAATCTAAATGATCGTGAAGTTGAAGAGAAGAGATCCTTAAATTCAGAAGAGCAACAAACTTGGGACACTATGTCTCAGGACCTTGATGCATTGGATAAGAGAATCAAAGATCTACATGATCTAGACAAAAAGAACAAAGAGGCAGAGGCTAGAAGAGAAGAAATTTTATCTTCTAATCAAGCAGTTGCCGAAATGGATCCGGAAGTTGAAGAAGAAAAGAGAGCTATAAATCCTCTCAGAGCTTTAGCTAATGGAGAAATTAGAAATCACACATTCGAAAAAGAAGATAGAGACTTAACATCTGCAACAGCAGGTGGTGTAATTCCTCAATCCTTTTTTGATCAAGTAACAGCAGTAATGGATGCTGTTGGTGTAATGAGAAATCTCGGAACTGTTATTAATACAGCAGGTGGAGAAGCTCTCAAATTCCCTACACTTACAGCTAACTCATCTGCATCACTTATATCTGAGGGATCTGCAATAACAGAATCAGATCCAACTATCTCAAGTGTTAGTTTAGGTGCTTATAAATTAGCATTCATAACACAAATCTCTAAGGAATTGTTAAACGATTCCGGTGTTGACTTAGAGGGTATCATGGCAAACATGTCCGGTACAGCTCTTGGTAAAAAACAAGGAGAATTTGCAATAACAGGTACAGGTAGTTCTCAACCAACAGGATTAGTTGGAGTGGCTAACGTTAAAACATTAGCAAGTAACTCTGCAATCACAGTTGATGAGGTATTAGATGCTCATTATGGAATGGGACAAGAGTACAGAAATGCTCCTAACTATGCCATGATTTTTAGTGCAAACACTATAAATGAACTCAGACAACTTAAAGACTCTAATGGTCAATACTTATGGAGTCCTGCTGTAGCAGTAGGTACACCGGACAGATTGATCGGAGTTCCAGTTTATGAAGATCCAAACGTTGCAGACCTTGGTGCAAATGCCAAAGTCGGTTACATCGGAGATATGAGTAAATACTACATCCGTGAGGCCGGTGGCCTTGAGGTAGCTCGTTCAGATGAATTTGGTTTCAATACCGATTTAGTGAGCTATAAATTTATTTTGAGAACTGACTCAGCAACACTTGATGCATCAGCAATCAAAAGATTAACATGTCCTGCCTAGGTAGGTACACTCAATCTGATCATCCGTATAGCCTCCACAGTTAAACACCGATCAGACTTGATCCTAGTCCTCAAGCAATTGAGGACCTGGATGAAGATACAGGAGAAAAAATAATGAAAGTAATGATAATTGCTCAATATGTAGGCAATATTTCGGGAGTAAAAGTACCACCTCCAGGCCAGGAAATAAAACTGGATAAAGAGGATGCAGTATGGCTCATCGAGAATGGTTTTGCAATGCCAGTTAAAGCAGATGCAAAAGCTAAAGCCTCTAAACCAAAAGCAAAAGAAAATTCAAAAAAGTAGGTTAAATGTTAGATACTAGGTATGGCCTAGGGACTCAACAAGTATTAACGAACTCAAGAGGAAGAATTGCAAGTAGATTTGAAGTGGATGGAGTCTTAACTTCTGCAACAGGAAACGTAACAGTAACTGTAGTAGATGAAGATGGAACAACTTTAGTCAACTCACAAACAGCAACAGAATCTTCAACAGGAATTTATTACTACGATCTAGGAACAGCAAATACAACGAGAGTTCGTAAATTAACTGTTACCTGGAGTGGTACTTGGGAATCTGTAGCTCAAACATCATCACTCATCTACGAGGTGGTAGGTAATTTCTTATTTACTGAACACCAGGCAAGAAGTTTTGATGACAATGCATTAAATTCAACAAGTTCATATACAGATGAAATGATTTCAGACGAGAGAGCAAGAATTACAGATTTACTCTTTGACTGGACATCGTTATCGTGGATTCCTAGATTTCACAAAGCAAAATTAAAAGGAGAATATTCTCCGGAGTTATTACTACCCCATCGTTTAATAAATGAAATTATTTCTATAAAGATTGATGGAGTAACAATAGCTACAAGTGAGTTTGAAATAGATTCAGAAGTAGGACTTCTGTACTATAAAGATGGATTTTTTACACATCCAACACAATTACACCCACTAAATATCGTTGTTGAATATGAACATGGATATAAAAGCATTGTTGATGGTGTAGATCGTATAGGGTTAAAAATGTTAAGAATGAGATTACCCTCATCAAACATACCCGAAAATACACGATCTTTTACTGATGCAATGGGTACAGCAGATTTTATCGTTGAGGGACAAGGGCCATTCGGAATCTTTAATAGAACTAGATCCCCGGAAGTAAATGCCTGGCTAGAACAACACTCCTCATCGATCATTGGATGGTAAATGACAGTAGCAATAGTAAATAATTTTAGATCAAATTTAAAGACTCAACTAGAGGCTCGAGCAGGATTAAGTGGGATAAAGATATTCTCATACAGTCCTGGAGAGGTTTTAGATAGAGAATTTATATCTCTTGGTGGTGCAAACACTTCTATCAGTCCATTCACTATGGGTGGACAATATGAACAAACCAATTCTATAAACGGATTGATATTTGTTAACCAGGTAGGTGCCGGAGATACAGTAGCTGAATCTACCAACGACAGAGCTGTTTTTTTAATGGAAGAAGTATTCCAACAGATAGTAAGTGATCCAACAGTTAACGGATCAGTACAAAATGCAGAACTCACAAGATACCAGGAAGAAAATGGAGCTGACGAAAATGGTAGAGTCTGTACGTTTGAATTTGAAATTGAATTTACTAATCAAACTTTATAGGAGATAAACATGGCAGAAAATAAACCTGCAAAAGCAAAACCTAAAAAGGTTTCACAAGACAATAAAAAGTATGTAGCCGTAGTAGGCCTACATATCGAGGGATCTGTTTTTGAACCAGGAGAAATCGTAACGAAGAAGATTCCTCAATGGATGATAGATCAGAAAAAAGTAATCGAGGATAAATAATGGCCAATTCGGGTAAAGATACAAAAATAATATTCGGTGGATATGACCTATCTACTAACTTCAATTCAGTAACTGCATCACGTAATGTAGAGATGATTGATGTAACAACATTTAATGCTACATCCGGTTACAGAACTATGCTCCCTACCTTAGAATCGGGATCAGTATCCTTAGATGGATATTTTGATGGTTCAACAGATTCGGTAGATGAAGAGCTACAAGCAGTATTAGGTAATACATCAGTAACTCCCCTAGTTTTTGCTCAAGCAGGATTAACTAGAGGTAATAAAGCTGTTTTATTATCATCAGACGTTACTAATTATGAAATCGGTTCAGAAGTTTCAGGAGCAGTTACTGTTTCTGCCTCAGCTGAGGGTGGTTTTATTGGTAACGGAGTCTCGTTAAAGGATTTAAGTGCTGAGACATCAGCAACAGATCATACATCAGTTGATAACTCGGCTTTAACCTCCAATGGAGCAACAGCTTATATTCATATAACTGCAAAGACGGGAACTCCTGGAGCAACTATAAAAGTCCAGGACTCAGCTGATAACACATCCTTTTCAGATCTAGCTACGTTCACATTAGATGGATCAGCAGTCGGATCAGAAATAAAAGCTGTTACTGGGACAGTTAACAGATATTTGAGAGTAACTTCTGCCTATACGGGTGGTAGTTTCAGTCTCACTTATGCAGTCGTCATTGCAAGAAAATTAAAATAATAATATATAGGAGATAAACCATGGCAATAGCTGGTAAATCAAGTCATATTTCAGTAGATGGAAATGACATATCACAATATGTGGAGTCTTTGACATTCAGTCAGAATGTTGAAACTGCACAAACTCAAGGTTTTGGAGATTCAAACGTTGAACTCATCACAGCTTTGAAATCAGCATCATTATCACTTGATATCACTTGGGCATCAGCTCAGGACGGATATTCAGCAGGTGGATTTGATGATTCTGTAGTAGCAGTAATTTGGGGACCCGAGGGTAACACTTCCGGTAAAGTTAAGTACACACTCAACATGTTCCAAACAGGTTACGAAATTAGTTCAGATGTAACAGGAAAAGTTTCAGCATCTATGACTCTTGAGAGTTCCGGTGCAGTTACTAGAGGAACATTTAGCTAAAATGCCGGTTGACCAAACTGGTATAAAAGTTGAGGGCATCCAGGAACTCGTTAAGGGCTTTAACAAAATGGATAAAGACGTTAAGAGTGCTGTAAAAGATGTCCATCAAAGAATAGGTAATCAAGTAGTTAACAG